ACTACTATTTTTGTTTATTAAAATCATTATATTAAAGTAATATAAAAGTAAAAAAGGGACTTGAATATAAATAAAAAAGTAGCCTTACGGGGCTACTCTTTAAACAAATAATCTATTAAAAAGATTAAGATAATAATGCAGTTATGATAGTTGGATCAACTGAAGCAACTCGAGTAAATGCACGTCCTTTAAAAGATAATTTATTACCTCTGAAGTCTCCGATTGCAGTTCCTGATTCTAATCCGTCAGTTGCTAAATCCATTCCAAAGTCTTCGCCTAAATACCAATAAGTACCGTCGTTGTCTTCTGCAATCATTACAACTGTGTTAGCCATTAATAAACCTAATTCAGTTTGTGAAAGTTGATCTAATCCTAACATTTCAATAGTAGCTTCAACGTCATAAGCAACTGTGCCTACTTTCGCATCACCAGTACCTGTTTGTTTCCACATTGCAACTTCTGCTTTTTGCTTGTATTTCCAAAACTTTTTTCCAGATGCCTTAGTGATAGCAGTAATAACGCCAGCAGTCTTAGTGATAGCAGTTACCGATTCATATTCAGCAATTAAAAAAGATTTTGTACCAGCACTTGTTTTACACGTTTTAGGAGTGTGTCCCTGTGTTAATGAACATGCCATGTTTTTATTTATTTTAAATGTTTATAATAAGGCGGATTAAATTAATAACCAGCCCTTTTTATTTAATACTAAGATCCGCAGTATAAAACGTTAAACGCTTGGTTAGCTACATAAGGAGCTATTGTACCAACGTGCTTAATAAACATTAAATCTTGGTTTAATCCAACTTTGTTAATTTCAACTTTGTTGATATCAGAAGTTAAATCAGTTACCCAGAATAAATGCTCTTTTGGTGCAGCAATCATTGTGTTAGCTGGTAATGGTACAGGTACTGGCGACATTGCTGGTGTTCGTATTACTAATGGTTGGGCTGGTTTTGCTCGTTCTACTGCACTTCCTTTTGGTGTCGTCAACTTTAAAGAACACGGTTTCTACGCCCTCCTTAGTTCAATTGTTTCTTGTTTTGATGCCTATGCTTGTGGAAATGGTCAAAACGGGTTGTACACGTTGCAATCATGTGATGCTCAGGCCACACGACTAATTGCTACTGGTAACGGTTTTAATGGTGCTGCTGCATCTACTAATGCTGGTTTAGCTGCATCACAAGGCAACTTTTCTGGCAATGCCCAGCGTGGTTTATTTGTTGGTCAAATGGGTAGTGCAACTATTGCATCTGGTTACTTTTATGAAAATGTTGGTGCTGGTATTGAAGGTGGTTATCGCGGTTTTGCCAATGTTGATTCTTCAAAAATTGCAGGTAACGACACATACGGTATACGAGTTCAAGGTAATTCGTATGCTTACGCAGTGGATGTTGATTACACAGGCGGCAACACTACTGGTAACGAACTAGCACAAACAAACAGTATTATTCAGACAACTAGCACAGCACAAACATGGTCTGCTATTACTACATCACTTGCTACAGGTGCTGCTGTAGTTGGAAATCATTATACACAATCGTTTTCTATTGCAGATGATGCTGTAGCATCCATTGATTTTGGTGCTGTTAGTGTTACTCGCACTATATCTTTCCACAGTAGTTCTTCTGCTGCGTTACAGGGTGCTGTACGTGCTCGTACTGTATCTTCTTTAGGAACCACATCTATTTATGGTACAGGTTTTACAGTTAATGACTATGGTACTAATGCAACAGGTGTTTTAACTGGAACAACAGGTACAGATGGTAATGTTACTTTATCTGCTGCTAGCGACGGTAAGTTTTATATTGAAAATCGGTCGGGTGGTTCACGAATAGTTATTATTGACGTTATGGGCGTTTAATATGCAAATCAAATTACGTGAGGCAAAAAACTAATGAACACCATACTGCAACGTTTTAAATCAAAGACCTATTGGGTAGCACTAATAGGTGCACTACTAACTGTTATAGAGTTTAATAGTGGCTTTCTTGGCTCTTTTATTCCTATGCCATACCAGTCATACATTATTATGTTATGGCCCGTATTAATGGTTGTTTTGCGTGAAGTAACTACTTCTGCACTTTCAGATAAATAATAAAATAAAGAGTATAGTTATATGCCAAACGAAGTAAGCCATAACGAAATATATGATCGCCTTATTGCTGTAGAAAGTAAAGTGGATAAGGTTGCACAAGATACTAGAGAAGTAGTTGATGCTTTCCATGCAGCACAAGGAGCATTTACTGTTTTAGACTGGCTTGCTAAAGTAGCTAAACCACTCCTTATTATAGGTGGGTTTTTAGCAGCTATGATTGCTGTTTGGTCTAACCATAAGGTTTAATATGTTACTTGAAACAATTATTGGCGCACTAGTTCCTGTTGGCGTAGAAGGTATTAAACAAGTTATTGGTAAGTGGGCAGGTGGTATTAAAGCTGCAACAGTAGATGAGCAGATTAAACTAGACGAAGCTGGAATACGAAAACTAGAAGCATTAGCTAAACTAGATACACCTATTGGACAACCTAGTCAGTGGGTAGTAGACTTAAGAGCCTCTGCACGCTATATAGGAGCATTACTAGTAATAGCTGTAGGTGTTTCTACTCTATACATTCCTGTAGATGTTGTCATTCAATCCCTTGCCCTAGAAGCCGCTAACATTGCGTTTGGCTTCTTATTTGGTAGTCGTATTGTAGCAGGTTTTAAAAAGTGAATTACAAACTATCACAAAAATCTTTAAACAAACTTGACGGTGTAGATGAAGATTTAGTAGCAGTTGTTAAACGTGCAATTGAATTAACAGAAATTGATTTTGGTGTTACTGAAGGTTTACGTAGTTTAAAACGACAAAAAGAACTATACGCACAAAAAGTATCTCAGACATTAAAAAGTAAACACCTAGTTGGTAGTGCAGTAGATTTAGTAGCTTATGTCGATGGTGTGGTTAGTTGGGATAAACAACACTACTACACAATTGCATTAGCAATGGAACAAGCAGCAATAGAATTAAACGTAGATATTCGGTGGGGCGGTGATTTCAAGAGCTTCTTTGACGGCCCACATTTTGAACTAATTTAAGGAAACAACATGCCATTAAAAAAAGGTAAGAGTCAGAAAACTATTTCTGCAAACATTAAAGCAGAGATGAAAAGTGGTAAGCCTCAAAAGCAAGCCATTGCAATTGCACTAAGTAAAGCAGGTAAAGAGTTACCTAAACGTGGTGAGCGCACAGCAAAGAACAAGGCTAAAAAATGAAACCTGTTTACGTCATTTGGGAAGATGCTTCTGAACTTGACGTAACTGCTTGGACTGAACATGAAGATGAGTTTACTTATGTTCCTGTACTGTGTACACAAGTAGGGTTTATTTTATACGATGGCCCAGAAGGGCTTATTCTAACAGATGCATTTACTAGTAATGGTGAAGTAGCAAGACGCAATCAAATACCTAGAGGTATGATTAGGAGTATTGAATGGTTGACAGAACCAAGTTCCTTGACGGTAGTGGAAAACGAGTAATCTTACAACTTTTTAAAGAGTTTGCACGACCTGATGTTAAGTTTAAACCTGTATATACGTTACAGGAATGGAAAGATGTATTTTTAGATTGCCGTGATCCTTCTGAGTACAGTGTAGCCATGCTACTCCTTGGAGATTGGGAACACTGGCAAGATGTACGTAGTCATGCACTTATTAAACCACATGTAGATAAGTGGCAAGCTGAACTAGAAGTTAAGTTACGTTCGGAAGCTATCCAACAAATGAAGAGCCATGCTAAACAACCCGGAGGCACTGCTGCTGCTAAATGGTTGGCTGATAAAGGATATGCTTCAGAAGCCACTAAAAAGCCTCTAGGACGCCCTAAGAAGGAAGAGGTGGAGCTACCCCCTATCCCAAGCCGTATTGCAGGGGATATGGCTCGTTTAGGAATTGTACTTGGAGGTAAACGATAATGCCCTTTATGACTAATGGTAAACGTGATTATAAGAAACAATATGAAAAGTATGATGGTAAAGACTCTGTTAAAAAAGACAGAGCTAAACGTAATGGTGCTCGTCGTATTATGGAAGCTGAAGGTAAAGTAAGCAAAGGTGATGGCAAGGATGTAGACCACAAGAAGCCTTTAAGTAAAGGTGGTAGTGTTAAACGTACTAACTTACGTGTTACTAGTAAGAGTGCTAACCGTAGTTTTGCACGTAAGAAAAACGGAGCTATGAAATAATGGAAAAAGATAGCCGTTTAAAGAATGCTGGAGTATCTGGTTATAACAAACCTAAACGTACTCCTAGTCATGCTACTAAAAGTCACGTAGTTGTGGCTAAAGAAGGCGATAAGGTTAAGACCATTCGTTTTGGACAACAGGGTGTCACAGGAGATAAAGAACCTACGGCACGACAAAAGAGTTTTAAAGCACGACATGCATCAAACATTGCTAAAGGCAAAATGAGTGCTGCATATTGGGCAGATAAGGTTAAATGGTAATGACTGAAAAAGAACTAGTAAGGCAAGCGGCAGAGGAAGACTTACTCACGTTTATTCGACTAGTTGCACCTCACCGTGTATTGGGTTCTGTTCATGAAGAGTTATGTGCTTGGTGGCAACGCCAAGATGCTAAGGATAACCAACTTGTACTATTACCTCGTGACCATCAAAAGAGTGCAATGATTGCTTATCGTGTGGCACACCACATTACTAAGAATCCCGAAGCAACTGTTTTGTATGTATCTGCTACAGCTAACTTGGCTGAAAAGCAACTTAAAGCTGTTAAAGATGTACTACTATCTGACATCTATCGTTTCTATTGGCCTGAGATGGTTAATGAGATGGAAGGTAAACGAGAGCGTTGGGCTGCTGATGAGATTAGCGTAGACCATCCTAAACGTAAAGCAGAGGGTATTCGTGATGCAACAATTAAGGCAGCAGGTATTACAGCTAACGTTACTGGTCTTCATTGTTCAGTAGCCATTCTAGATGACGTTGTAGTTCCTGATAATGCCTATTCACAGATTGGACGTGACCAAGTTCGTGCATTCTACTCTCAACTATCTTCTATTGAATCTACAGGTGCTAAAGAGTGGGCTGTAGGTACACGTTACCATCCCGGTGATTTGTATAAAGACATGATGGAAATGACTGAAGCCTACTATGATGATGTTACTGAAGACGACGTAGAGTTAGAGGTATACGAAACGTTTGAACGTGTTGTAGAAACCAATGGTGAGTTTCTATGGCCTAAGCAACGACGTACTGATGGTAAAACGTTTGGTTTCGATCAGAAAGAACTTGCCCGTAAGAAAGCAAAATATCTGGACATTACTCAGTTCTATGCCCAATATTACAATAATCCTAACGCAGTTGAAACACAACTAATTGATCGTAGTAGATTCAATTACTATGAAAGGGATAAAATTGAAAACTTTAGCGGTGCTTGGTACTTTGGTGATAAGCTTCTCCATGTCTATGCAGCTATGGACTTTGCTTACACAGTCAGTAACCACTCAGACTATACAGTTATTGCTGTTGTAGGAATTGATGAGGATAACAACTATTATGTACTAGATATTGATCGGTTTAAAACCAATAAGATTTCTGTCATGTACGATAAGGCAGAATCAGTATTTAGGAAGTGGCGCTTTAAAAAGATGCGGTGTGAAGTAGTGGCTGCACAGCGACTCATTGTTAGCCAGTTCAGAGACTACATGCGTAGTCAAAACATTGTGTTTACCATTGATGAATATAATCCACCTAAGACAATGAACAAGGCAGAACGTATTGCCTCTATTCTAGAACCACGCTATACAAACAATCAGATTTGGCATTATAAAGGTGGTAACTGTCAAGTGTTGGAAGAAGAACTCATTATGAATAATCCAGAACATGATGACGTTAAAGACGCATTAGCCGCATGTGTTGAGATTTGTAAATCTCCTGTGTCCGGTAGGGCATGGGGTAAGAAGTCAAACATCATTGCATTTAATTCTAAATTTGGTGGCGTAGCCTACTAAGAGGACAATATGAACGAAAACGTACAAGTAAGTTTTAATGACGATAGTTTAGCAAATAAAATTGCTGATATGTGGGTACGGTGGGACACTGCTCGTTCCGTATGGAAGTCTGACCAACAAGAGTTACGCAACTACTTGTTTGCTACAGATACACGTAAAACTAGTAATAGTAAACTACCGTGGAAAAACTCTACAGTTACACCTAAGCTTACACAGATTAGGGACAATTTACATGCCAACTACATGGCTGCGTTGTTTCCATCTGAGAACTGGTTTTTCTGGGAAGCCACAGATAAAGATGTAGAACTTACTAAAAAGCGGTATGCCATTACTAACTACATGAAACAGAAGTTAAAAGCTTCTAATTTCCAACTTCTTGTTTCTCAACTAGTGTATGACTACATTGATTTTGGTAACGTAGTAGCTACCTATGACTATGTACGTGATGTTATTAGTGACGAGACTGGTAATGTTGTTAGTCGTTATGTTGGCCCAAAGGCCTATCGTATTAATCCTACTGACCTAGTATTTAACCCACTAGCAGAAACATTCGATAAAACTCCTGTAGTTCGTCGAATGCTTAAGTCTTTAGGTGATTTAATGACTGATGTAGAAACTAAACCAGCATTGAACTATGACAAAGCAGTAATGGCTAAAGCATTGCAATTCCGTCAAAACTATCGTGATGATCCTGAGTTCAAAAAAGAACTGAACATGGCTATTGATGGCTTTGGAAGTGCTGATGAATACTTGGAAAGTGACATGGCTGAGTTGTTAGAGTTTTGGGGTGATGTTTATGATCCCGACACAAAGACGCTTTTACGTAACCAGTTAGTAACAGTTATTGATCGTAAGTGGATTTTACGTAAACAACCTAATCCAATGTGGACGGGTAGCAAACCAATGTATCATTGTGGTTGGCGTTTACGCACAGATAATTTGTGGGCACAAGGGCCACTAGATCAGTTGGTCGGTATGCAATACCGTATTGACCACTTAGAGAATTTGAAGGCAGACGTATTTGACTTAATTGCCTATCCTGTTATGGTGGTTAAGGGTAACACTGTTGAAGAGTTTGAGTATGAACCCGGTGCTACTGTATTCGTTGGGGATGAGGGTGGTCTAGAATTCCTACGTCCTGATGCTACAGCATTACAGGCTGACCTACAGATTAACGAGTTGATGAACCGCATGGAAGAGCTCGCTGGAGCCCCTAAACAGGCTATGGGTATACGTACCCCAGGGGAGAAGACTAAGTACGAAGTACAGAGCCTTGAGAACGCTGCTGGACGTATCTTTCAAAGCAAGGTAAGCTGGTTTGAACGAAACATCCTAGAACCGCTACTAAACGGCATGTTAGCTGAGTCTGTACGTAACTTTGAAGGTGTTGAGCGTATTCGGTCAGTTGATGAGGATTATGGTACTGTTTCTTTTGTCGAAGTTACCAAAGATGACTTGATGGCTACTGGTAAGATTTATCCGCTAGGTGCTCGTCACTATGCTGAACAAGCTAGGTTCCTTCAGGAGTTGTCACAAACTATGGCTGCTGTACAGGCTATTCCTACGGTGGCTGCACACATTAGTGGTAAAGCAATTGCTAAGGCACTGGAAGAGAACTTAGGTTGGCAGAACTACCGTATTGTTCAAGACAATGCCATGATCTTTGAACAAGCTGAAACACAACGACTTATGAACCAAGTTGCCGAAGACATCCAAACTGAAGCAACTATTAGCCCCGAAGGGCCAGAGGTTGACATGCAACAATAAGTGTGTTAATATAATATATATACTATATAGTAGTATTAATATATATATTTAATATATAGATATATACTTAATACTATTATATAATTATAATACTTATATATAACTTATGAATAAACTATTACTTAATAATAAACCTAAAGATAGTAGTAATGAAGAGTTTATTAAAGCTTGGAATAACAGTAGTTATACTTTAGAAGCTTTATATAGAACATTACTAGTATTAAAAGAAGAACTTAATAATATTAAAAAAGATGATTTTGATTGTCCTAATCATTATGCTAAACTAGCGTACAACTTAGGACAAGTAAAAGCTTATGAGTTCATTATATCTGTATTACCTGATACAGCTAAAGGATGACATTTTGTAATTAGCCTACTCTAAGGCTACCAATTTTAGGAAAACTACGCATGACTAATGCAACAATCTTTAGTGGTGAGGGCGACAATCCACCCGCTAATCAACCAGCAGCGACAACTGATGGACAGCTTTTCACTGCACTTGTGGGTGAATCGCAAAAATACAAAACTCCAGATGACTTAGCAAAAGCATATAATAATGCTGACCAGTTTATCGAAACCTTGAAAGAGGAAAACCGTAAACTACGTGAGCAAGCTACTTCTGCTAAAACCATTGACGAAGTTTTGGAACGTATGTCGAAGCAAAATGCTGCACCAGAGGCCGACAATCCTTCTGTACAGGGCTTAACCCCTGATCTTGTGCAACAGCTTGTAGAGAAGACGTTAGAGGGACGTAAACAGCAAGATACTAAGAATGGCAATTTGCTTAAAGCTGACTCTCTTATGAAAGAGAAGTTCGGTGAAAAAGCAGAACAGATGTTTAAACTAAAAGCTTCAACACCTGATAAAGCCCGTATCCTTATGGAACTAGCTGCTAACGACCCAACTGAATTTGTAGCATTGTTTGGTGGGGGTTCATCTCTTCCTACTAATAGCTTTGATACAGGTTCTGTAAATACTACTTCTGTAGCTTCTAATGGAGGTGATCGTAGTAGAGTTGAAGGAACAAAAGAATGGGCTGCTAAAGTCCGTAAAGATGATCCTAATACCTATTGGTCACAAGAATTCCAATTTAAGTTACAACAAACTGTTTCTAAAAACCCTAACCTATATTTTGGTTAACAAGGAGAATTTAAATGGCTGGTGTTGATTATGCAAAAGTAAATGAGAATTTGGTTCGTGCGGAACTATGGTCTGCTGAACTAAAAGACGTTCTACAAGAACAACTCATGGGCACACGCTACGTGCGTATGCTAAATGGTTTCCCTGATGGTAACCAATTCACAATCCCTTCTATTGGTGAACTACCAATGCGGGAAACTGCTGAACTAACCCCCGTTGTGTATGACGCAATGGATACTGGTGAGTTCAACTTCACTATTGATCGTTATGTTGAATCTGCTACCTACATCACTGATAAGGCCAAGCAAGACAGCTATTACGCTCAACAACTCATTGGTATGTTCCCTACCAAGATGCGTCGTGCTCTAGATGAAAACTTGGAATCTTCTGTGTTCTCTCTAGCTAATACACAGACACTTAATGCTGCCAATGCAATTAACGGTGCTTCACACCGCTTTATCGCTTCTGGTAACAGCAACACAACCCTAGCTCTAGATGACTTTGCCAAGGCTAAGTTTGCTCTAGACAAGGCTCAAGCTGGTGGTAGCCGTGTTGCCATTATCGACCCTTCACAAGAGTATGTGTTTAACCAACTAGTTGGTGCACAGGCGTTCATTAACAACCCTCAGTTCGCTGGTATTGTTAATGGTGGTTTCGTGAGTGAAGTCACTGGTATGCGTTTCGTTAAGAACATCTTTGGTTTTGACGTGTATGTGTCTAACTTCCTAGCTACTCCTACTGACACAGCTATTAATGCTGATGCTCGTGGTAGTATTAGTACCCCTGCTACCCCTGTCACTAACGTGTTCATGTCCGTAGGTGGCGATCTAACCCCATTCGTGGGTGCTTATCGTCAGATGCCTCGTGTTGAATATGATCGTAACAAAGACATGCGCCGTGACGAATACGTGATGAATGCACGTTTTGGCCTCAAGCTCTATCGTCCTGAGTGCCTAGTGTCCGTCATTTCTAAGTCAACCATCTAAACTAACTAACACTAGGGGAATGCTCTCCTAGTGTTTTTTACTAACACATAAAGGAATTTTAAAATGACTCGTAAATCTACATGGACTAATGCCGATGGCCTAGTTGTCGGCTTTGGTGCTAATATCCCTGAGCGCAATGTCGCTGGCGTATATGAAACTGATGGTGCAGTTAAAGAAGCTGTGCTACAAATCACTTACGAATCTTCTGGTGCTGTAATTGCTATTCCTGCTAATAGCTCTATTGTTGACGTATCAATGGCTGTTGGTACTGCATGGGCAAGTGGTACTAAGGTTGAGATTGGTGATGCCACTGATCCTGATGGCTGGATTTCAGCTACTCAAGGTGCGGCTGCTAACCTAACTGTTGGTGCTGAGATTGTTGCTGGTGGTGCATATGCTCTAGGTGATGCTGCTACTAACCGTGGTTTGCAGAAAGTATACGCTACTGCTACAGACATTACTGCTACCATCACTGGTGCATTCACTACTGGTACAGCTACTGTTCTAGTACGTTACATCTAATGTAATTTAAGGGGAGTACTCTGCGTAGCGGGGTATCTCCCTTTCCTTTTGGAGATATAGATGGCGAATGTACAACATAACGTATTAACTGACCCTAATTTACATGAATCAAAGGGTGTTGCTACAGCTACTACTAAAACAGTATATGTTGCTAATGGTAGTGGTTCTGGTGCGTGGGTTAAACTAAGCCCACAAAGTCTTTCAGGTATTACTACTAACGGTAGTAGTGGTGAGTTTGTTAGCGTAGATGGTAGTGGAAACTTTGTATTAGTTTCAGGTGCACATGGACAAACAGATTTTTTTAACGCATCTACACCATACTCATTAGCCATTGTAGCAGGTACTCCAGCTAAACTTGCATTAACAACTATAGCCGGGGGTATTCCACAAAATATTACTGAAGGTACTAACGCTCGATTAACTTATACGGGTGCAGATACTTTAGATTTAACTATTTTGTATAGTATTTCACTAGATCAAGCATCCGGTACAAATAAAGACGTAACTCTTTCTATTTATAAAAACGGTGTTCTTAGTAATGCACAAATGATTTGTACTACAAATAGTGGCGAAAAAGAAGTTATTTCTGGAACAACTACTGTAAGTGCAACTACTGGTAGTTATTTTGAAGTGTACGCTGATGTTAGTGCTAATGCTACTGTACGTGTTTATGCATTTCAATTAAACGCTTTGTTTGCAGGAAGCTAATATGGCTAAACTATCCTTGTTAGATATGACGCAGAACATTCTTTCTGCATTAGATTCAGACCCAGTAGATAGTATTGATGAAACTGTAGAAGCCGTACAAGTTGCAGAACTTGTTAAAGAAGCTTACTTTGAACTTATTAGCCAGCGTGACTGGCCTTTTCTATTTCAGCTTGCACCACTACAAGCATTAGGTGATACTAGTAATCCTACTAAGATGAAAATTCCAGATACATGGAATAAAATTAAATGGATTAAATATAACAAAACAGAAGTTATTTACATGGATGTTGAAACGTTTAACAACATGGTGAGTCAACGTGTTGTTCAAGCAGGTGTTATTAATAGCAATGGATATGTAATTAATCAAGACCCACAATATTGGACTAGTTATGATGACCAACATCTTATTTTTGATGGTTACAATAGTGCTGTAGATTCAACACTACAAGCTAGTAAGAGCAGTGCGTATGGCACACAACAAGCTACTTGGACACATATGGATAGTTTTATTCCATCCATTCCTGAGAAGTTCTTTCCCACATTGTTAGCTGAAGCAAAGAGTCAAGCATTCGTTAACTTAAAGCAACAAGCCAATGCTCGTGAAGAACGTAAAGCAACTAGAGGTCGTATGGCAATGCGTAACGATAGTTGGAAGAATGAGAACGGTGAAGTTAAATATAATTCAAGGGTAAATTATGGACGATAAATCTACGTATGATCGGGTGATGGAAAAACACCTAGAAAAGAAACAAGCTGCTAAGGAACGAAAAGAAGAACGCATTGAATCAGGCATTGTAAATAAACTAGCCATTGACCGTACCCCTATGGGTTTATATCAAGCACGCTACACTATGCGTGGACAAGTGCCGGATGAACTTAAAGGTTTGTTTACACGTAAAGAACGTATCTTAGCAATTGCAAAACTACGTAACATTGAAGTTGAAACTTCTTTAGCTTAAGGGGATACAATGGCAGCACAAGCCGCAGTCAAGGATGCGTTTACGTTTGTAGGTGGTCTAGTCACTGAAGGCGGCTATTTCGTTACACCTGAAAACACTTACAAAGATGGCGTTAATGTTGTTCCACAACTAGATGGAACCATTGAACGCCGTAATGGTTTAGACTATGAGAGTGGCTATAATTTATGGCCTTCAGCTATAAGTGCTGACCAAAAAGATTTGTGGGCGTTTACAACAGGAGTGTGGTCTACTGTTGCAGGTAATGGTAATACAGATTTCTTTGTTGTTCAAACAGGTAACTACTTATATTTTTATGATGCCTCATCAGGAACCGTTAGTAGTACTAAAAAACCATTTCAAATTAACTTAGCCTCATATTGGGTGGTGGGTAATGTGGAGATTATTGGTACTGCTATTTGTAGCTTTGCATCTACCTACGGTAAACTCATTGTTACCAGTCAAAATACAACTCCCATAATTATCACATATGATCCGGATACACAAACCATCAGTGTTAAAACAGTTGCTATTCAAATTAGAGACTTTAAAGGTAAGCCACTAATTACCAGTGCTGGTGTAACTGTAGCAGTTGATAAAGAATATACTGAGGCAGAATGGGTTACTTTAGGTATAGCAATTGTAGATGTTAAATATAATTTATATAATCAAGGTTGGACTGATACTCAAATAGATGCATATAAAGCTGCCTACGGTGGTAAGTATCCAGCAAACACTAAAAGTTGGATTTATGGTAAGAATGTAACTGATGATTTTGATAGTGCGATTTTAAATAAACAAGACTTTGGTAATTCACCTGCCCCTAAAGGGCATTTTATTATTGATCCCTTTTTAGATATTTACTACCGCCCTAAAGTGTGTGCATTCTTTGCAGGTAGAACATGGTATGCTGGTATTCCTAATGCAGATTTATTAGGTACAGTATTTTTTAGTCAAGTCTTAGACACTGTTGATAAAGCTCCTAATGCTTACCAAACTAATGATCCTACATCCGAAGTAATTAGTGACTTAGAAGATGATGATGGTGGCACTATTGAAATTCCAGAAGCAGGTGAGATTGTATCTCTACAACCACTAGGCCGTGGCATTGCTGTACTAGCATCTAATGGTGTTTGGTTTATCTCTGGTGTAGATCAAGGATTTAAAGCATCTAGTTATTCTGTATCACGTATTTCAACTGTCGGTTGTGTTAGCAGTAAAAGTGTTGTGTCTGTAGAAGATACTATTTTATATTGGAGTAATAGTGGTGTTTATGTAGTGGCACCAAGTAACTCTATTGAGTATGCTGTAACTAACGTCAGTGATAAGAACATTAAAACATTCTATCAAGACATCCCTGTGTTAGGTAAGTTGTACTCAGAAGGAGCATATAATGCTACAGATAAAACTATTTATTGGCTCTATTCAGACACACTTAGCGCATCTACAAGTGCTGGTAGATTTAATAAAAATACAGTATTATGTTTTGATGTAGCTCTAACTAGTTGGTATTGGTTTGACATTGATACTACCACAGGTGTTATCCCTGTGTCCATTGAAACAACAAAAGAAACAAACCAAGTAGGTGAAGTATATAACCTCCTTGCAGGAACAAATACAGTTATTGCTGGTGTAGATAATGTTGTAGCTAATATTAATAACGTGGTTGGTACACGTAAACTATATAAAGTATTAACACTACACCCAACTACCACAATTCCATATTATCATATTACGTTTAGTGATTTTATTAATACACGAGATAGTGCTACTAAGTTTAAAGATTGGTACACGTACAACTCAGTAGGTAGTGAGAAGCAAGCCTACTTTATTACAGGCTACAACATGGGTGGCAACGGCCCTGCAAGGGCTAAGACGGGGCAGTATTTGACTGTGTATATGAAGCGTACTGAAACTACGTTTGATGCCTCTACGAACCCTACAAATCAAAGTAGTTGTTTAATGCAATCTAGGTGGGATTTCACTGACAATACTTATCCCGGTAAGTGGGCTGATGATGTACAGGTGTATAGACAATTACGACCATTCTTTGCTAATGCAGGGGATGCATTTGATGATGGTTATCCGCTAGTCATTTCTAAGAATAAACTACGTGGACGAGGTAAAGCAGTACAGTTTAAGTTTGCTAGTGAAGCTGGTAAAGATATGAAGATCATTGGTTGGACTGGAACATTCGTAGGTAATACTAATGTTTGAGGAGTTTTATAAGGATGAGTCTATTGTTCTGTTAATAGAATGGGTAGATGGCCTTCCTTATATACATCATCACTATTATGCATGGTCAGTATCTATACATAAGAAGTTTACTATTGAGTTTAATAATTTAGTTACCTATCTACAAAACAAAGGCCACACAGAATTGTGGTCTTATTACGATAAAGTAAATACTCACGTTGATAAGTTTTGTGTTCATTACGGCTTTACAAAAGTTGGTGAAACAGAAACTCAAAACATTGTTCTAAAGGAAATTTAAAATGCCAGCAATTCCATTCATCATTGCAGGTGCTGCTGTTGCCACTGCATACAGTGTGTATCAATCAGGTCAAGCACAAGAAGAACAATATGCTGCTGAATCTCGTAAAGCAGAAGTACAAAACATTCGTAACGTACGACAACAGATTCGTGAAGCACGTATGACACAAGCATCTATGACTAACGTAGCTGCTCAAACAGGTGGCATGGGTGGTAGCGGTCTTGCTGGTGGTGTCTCTAGCGTTGGTAGTCAACTAGCAGGTAATTTAGGTTATATGTCAGACATTGCTGAACAAAACACTGCCATTACTAGTGCTGCAATTGCAGGTGCACAAGCATCTACGAATGCTGCTATATTTGGAACAGTAGGAAAACTAGCTGGTACTATATTTCAAGAGGGTTATGGTGGTTTTGGTAGCACTAAGAAGCTGAAAGAATAGGAAACATATGGAATTATTTGACGAACCATCTAACGACTTTTTATTTGAAGAAGCTGCACCAACTAACTATGCGCAGATACCTAGTGTAAATCCAACACTAACCCTGTTAGCTTCAAATGATGTGCAATCCTCACAAGACATTGCACAACAAATGGCAACAATGGGGCCAGCATATGTTGCTGCTGAACGTGCTAAATTAGAGCGTAATGAGAATGTTCGCATTCTAAAAGGTGCTACTATTCCTCTTGCAGAACAAGGTAATGCTCCTGCTGTTCAAGCAGCTATTAATGAGATTAACACTATTGAAACAGTGCCTCTAGCTGCTTCCTATCATGACGACGTATCTGTTATTGCTGAAGCAACACTAGAACGCATTATGATTAAAACAGGTAAGTCTAGAGAAGAGGTTATTCGTAATGCTCAACTTTATAAAAACAACTTGGCTTCTCGTGCAGTAATTGAAACTGCATTAGAGGGACTATCTCAACGTGGCCCTGTATCACAGTTTGCTCAAGATGCAATTGGTTTAACCACAACCGAAGACTGGTCACGACTATCTCCTGTTGTTAACGAAGAATTAGAGAAGTTAGGATTCCAAGGAAGTCGATCAATTACGTTTGCTTCATCTGTAAATAACATGATTGACGTACTACGTGTTATAGATGAGGGTGATAGGGGTAAAATTGTTAACACATGGCGTAATCGTTTAATATCTGCTGTAGGTGAAGAAGATGCTTTTCGAGTATTAAAAGCTGTTGAAACTGGCCTTATATTAAGTCCCGGTGTTGAAAGTATTTTTGGAACACTGGATGCTTTATCAGTAGGTGCTTTAATTAAAGCAGGTATGCGTGCTACTCTATCCACTACTAAAGCAATTAGTCTTGCAAACAAAATTGGTATGGGAGATCAGGCTGCTGTAGATGTAGCTAATAAACTAACAAATGATATTAGTGTTCTAGGACTATCTAAAACAGAAGCTGCTGATGCAGCTATTAATGCTAAAACGCTAGTACCTGATGATACAACAGGACTGTCATCAAGTATCCAAACCGTGCTACGCGAACGCACAGCAGCTACCTTAAAAGAAGTTGAATTAAGTTTAAATTCAGGTGGTGTAAACCCTGCCGAATTAATGGCTACTAAAGCTAGGTTAGAGCGTATTTACTCTAGTAATAACAACCCATCCATCATTACTAGTACTGTTAGTGTTAATGAAAAGTCCGGTAAAATTACATTAGATGCTTTATATGGTAATGCTAGTGGTAAGTCTTTTGCAACAGAAGAAGAAGCATTAAACTATTATAAAGATTGGAAACGAGGCACACTTGAAGTAGTGCCAATTAGCGGTAAAACAGATGACATTGATGCTAAAATTGACCTTGCTAATTCCGAAATTAGTACTGCACTAAACACACTAGAGGAAGCTAAGTATGTGCCGCGACTAAGTGAAGGAGCAACTGTCTCAGAAGTAGAAAAACTACCACTATACAACTACGCTAAGTACGGTAGTGCTACCGGCAAAACAGGTGAAACTGTAAAAAAGACAAGGGCAAACACACCCCGCATTAATGATGTGTGGGCAGCTATTCGTGATAAAGCATCTCCTCTAGAACAAACCGTTGTTGATAAACTACTAAAGGCATTACCAATTGAAACTAGAGTATTAATTATCAAAGGTGAGGGAAGAGCAAATTATGTAGGTAACATAGATACTCTAACTATGTATAACGGAAATAATAATAGTAATGTGTTTACACATGAGTTAATACATGCTGTAACTGCCAGTAGAATTGAGTATGGTAAACTTAACCCATCATCTACACTAGGTAAATCTGTTAGTAGATTAGAAGAGTTACGTAAAACTGTTGCTACTAAAGTTGCAACTATTAAAGATGCAGATTTAAAAAAGACACTAACCTATCTAACAAAAGATTTACATGAGTTTTCAACATCCGGGTTGTATTCAATTAATCAACTTCCAAAAGTAGCAGCATTTTTAAGTAGTATTAAATATAAAAATACAACTATCTTATCAGAACTTTGGAAAACATTTAAAGAAGTGTTAGGATTTGGAGATAAAGATACTGCACTTTCAGAATGGTTTGGACTTAATGAAGAGATTTCTAGAGAAGGATTACGTGTAAACTTAACTGAAAAAATACGTGTTGGTGATAAAGATGTTTATACAAAAGGAAGTTTAGAAAGAATTTTCCCCGGTAATAAACCAGTTATTATTAATCCTACTATAGACCGTGCATTATTAAAACTAGAACAAGCTACAGCAGATAAAATTAATTTAGTCGAGTCTCGTAGCGCAGCATCGGCTGGATACTATGTTCGGCAAGTAGCAGATATGCCAGCATTTACTGCTGACATTGGTAAAATTAGTGAAGCAGAACTTGATAAGATGAATTTAATGTTGGGTAAGTTAAACCCACGACTATCTACGCCTAATAGTATTTATAGTCCTGCGTTAACTTCAATGTATCGTACTACTAAGTTTAACAAGTTATATACAGACTTTACTAAACAAAGTTTTGATAAATTAAATTCAGATTCTATTGATAAAGTTAATACTGCTTTAATTCGTACTGAGTCTTTAAAACGTGATATGACTGTATTAGAACTACAGTCTAATGGTGTTATAAGTGCTGCTGAACAAGAAGCTTATTATGCGTATAGAACTATGCGTAATATTCAACACTATGTTAAGAATAAAGCATTGAGTGAGTATTTAACTGCATCAGGATATAACAACGTGTTTGTTGGATTGGATAAGTTAGGTGAACTATCTGGCCCTGCTAAATTTAAAACGCTAGATGATGTTCGTAATAAAAATGTGTACGATGTAGAAAATAATAAAATAGTTACAGTTACACCTGACGTAGCTAAAGAGTTAGATTCTAGGGGTGTACAGTTCTATCAATATTTAAAAGCACAAACAATTGAAGGTCGTAAAGGACATATTACTACTATTGCTGTTGCTCCTAATAAATCTCGTGTTGGTGATATTATGAACACTGTCGGCAAAGTCGATGGTGCATATGCTCGCATTTACACAGATGAATATTGGATTAAACTAACTGGCAAACAACTAATAGACGACATTTCTGAAGAAGTAACTTATGCTATTCGTTCATCAGTAACAGAAAAAGATGCCAGTGCTTATGTACGTGGTTTTAACACACTACTTAAACAACGACAATCAGCTACATTTATATCAGCAGATGATGTAAGTAAAGCATTAGGTACGTATGAACAAGAGGCTAGTAAATTAGCAGATGAGTTTAACAGTGGTAAATATGATGGTACTAGTGCTAAGTTTAACTATACACGAATTGATGATAACTACTTCCGAGATATTACGGGTGTAGGTGGTCGTGAAGGTGTATCTACAGGTAAAACATTTTGGTCTGGACGTAGTGAAGAGGCCATTAAATCTATTAGTAATGGTTCTACTGCTGCTGAAATTAAAGGGCCACTAGCTAGTCTAGAAGCTGAGATTAGTAATACAGCGCGATATACAGCAACTAACGAGTTCCGTAGAAATGCCATTCAACGTTGGTACAACACTTACGAAGATGTTATTAGTAGCACAGATAAAGCAAACACAAAGTCTGCTGATGAAGTATTTTTTAATGTTACTAAGAATGTAAAAGGTTATGCGTTACATGAGCCCCAAGCTCGTCGTATGATTGCCAATAAAGACTTCATCTTAGCACAACTAGGTGCTAAAACAGATGATGAACGCATGTTACAACATGCACTAAACAACTTAACAGGTAATGTTACTACACCCGGATTTGCACATGTAGGACAATGGTTACGTCAAACAGACTTGGTTAATTGGGCAAAGTCAACTAACTCCACATTAATGTTGGGGTTGTTTAGTCCTGCTCAACTTATTGTTCAAGCATCAGGTATGTTGTTAGCTACTTCAATTAGTCCTAAACACGGATTTAAAGCAGCTTTTTCAATTAGGCCTATTCTTGCAGCGTTAACATCAGACAATCCATCTGTTTGGAATTGGGTTCATAAATCATCTGGTGTGGCTAAAACTGCTTCACTATCAGTAGACGATTTTGGTAGAGTTGCTGCTGCAATTAAACGCATTGGTCTACTAGATAATATTGGTGCATCTTCAGTGTATAACGGTGCTGACGGTGCTGCTAATATCTTTAGTAAAAATAAAGATAAGTTTAACCAAGCACAAATGATGTTCTTTAACAAAGGTGAAGAAATTAACCGTGTTGGAGCATTTGAAATTGCACGTAGAGAGTTTGTTGAGGCAAACCCAACAGCATTGTGGGACACAGATGATGCTTTATCTAGTATTGTTACTCGTGCTGATGATCTATCTATGAACATGTCTCGTGTAAATGAAGCTCGATATGCACAAGGAACGCTAGGTATTCCATTACAGTTTTTACAACATAATATTCGGTTGGGTACTAATATTGCTGCTCAAGCAAGTATGTTAGTTGGTAAGAAGTCTATGACTTTATCTAGTGCAGATGCGTTAAAACTAACACTAGGAAGTTACCTACTATATGGTATTAATAACAATGCGACACCTGATTTTATTGAAGACTGGTTAGGTTCTCAATTAAACGGATCACTAAGTGAGCAACAAAAGCAGTATTTAACGCAAGGTGCATTAGCTGGCATTATTTCAACCATTGGTGAGACTATTACTGGAGAACGTACTAATATTGCACTAGGTAGTCGCCTATCATCTATTCAGTGGTATGAAGATTTGTCAGATGCTATGTTTGATTTATTTAAAGGTGGTAGTGTAGATGTGTATAAGTTAGCTGGCCCAACAGGGTCAACTTTAACAGCAGCATTAGAACTACCAGTTATCTTTAAAGACTACGTACAAAAAGATGAGTGGTCATTAGGAGACTTTGGTAGAACAGTGTCTACATCCTTTGCAACTCTTTCCAGTACGTGGCGTAACGTGGATAAAGCTTATTGGGCTTACCATGCTAATGGAATGGTATTAAGTAAGCGTGGTGACCCTTTAGCACAGCTTAGTTGGCCTGAATTGTTAGCTCAAGGACTTGGCTTTCAAAGTACAGAAGCGTATGAAAGTAGTACAGTGTTTGAAACTAAAACAAATTACACTGCCACTATGAAAAAATATGCTGATTCTGTTATGCGATATGAAAATCTTGCTAGAAAAGCATACCTTGCTGGAGATATTGAAGCAATGAATACAAACTATCGTGCAGCAAGTGCAGTGGTTGCACCACTACCATTGGCAGATCAAAAAGTAATTATACGCTTTACTCGTGAACAAACTAAGTATGATACTGTAGGTAGAGAGGCTTTTAATAAGTGGGCATCAGAACTATCTAGCCATAAAAACAGATTACTAGTAACAAATCCATACGGAGAAAAATAAATGGCAACTTACCAAGCAAATATTACTAAGAGTATTGAGCCAGCAATGGCTGATCCTAGTGCAGCTATTCAATCAATTAAGTCTACAGGACAAGCTATTACAGGTGCTATTGAGTCTGTTGGTGGAACTATATGGGATGCGTACAAAGGTAAACAAAAAGCAGGATTATCTGAAGAATTACAACAATCTGTTAGTGGTTTTCAAGCAGAATTAGATGCAGTAAAAACAAGTGACATTGCAGCTAAAGCAGAGTATGAACGAGGTAAATCATCTGTACCTAAACAGATAGATGAGTTTCGTGCTAGTGCCATCTTAAGTGGTTCTGACCCTGAAGAAGCTAGGGTACAAGCTACTTTGTTTGGACAAAAACAAGAGAGTGATGTAATCAGCCGTTTCCGGGCTGAACAACAACGGGTAATGACTGCTCGTGATAGTATGCCAGAACGGTATAAAGAATTCATGGTTCGTTCAGAGAAAATCTTAAAGCAGTATATTAGTGAAATGCCGGGTATGGCTAACAACTTTAGACAAGTTGCTGCTGAAGTAACTGGTAAACAAAACTTAGATTTATATAGTGTTGCTCGTCTATATGAAGATGTAAACTTCATTGAAAAGCAAACAGAAGCTGCTCAAAAACAAGCGGCGGTTATGAAAGCAGAACAACGTAAAGCATATGTAGAAGATCGTAAAGCAGGTGGTGTATCTGAGACACGGGCTGCTCAAGAATACAATATGTTTGATGACGATACACGCTTACAGTTAGCTGATTTAGCTTTAGCATCTAAGAATGCAGGTACAGCAGCAGATACGGCTTTAAAAACAGGTGGAGCACAGTTACAGAATTATGTAACATTAACAACATCTAAGTTTGAAAGTACAATGTTACAGCAACAAGGTGTTGTGTATTCTAAACTAGCAGAGTTAGGTGTTACTAAAGCTCAAATTGCTAGTAATACTATTCCAGATGCAATTAAAAATAACCCACAATTTCAAAAAGTAATTTCTGAATCACAAGCAGGTATTTTAACTCTACTTGAAACACAGTATACAGATGCTACTTTAAAACTACAAACATCATTAACTAGTGGTATTGTTGATCCTACTGCTGCCCGTCAAGCTAAGTCAGATTTAGAATCGTGGTATCAAAATAGTCGTAAGTATTATACTACAGAAGCTACTGCACCTCTATTAGCTTTAATGTCTAGAGATGATTATACTAAAACAGCACAACAACGATTAACTCTTGTACGTACAATTGGTGAGACACTACAAATCCCACCTAACGTAGTTCAAGAATTACTAGTAAGTGATGAGAAAACATTTAGTACAACTGTAGCACGTTATCCTAAAGCAATTAGTCAACTACAATATTTACGTAAGCTATCTTCTGCTGCTATGCGTGGAGTACCTGAACAGGAGTGGATTAAACTATCTAAAGATGTAGACACATATCTACAAGATAATGTAACAGCTATTCCTAAAACAGTACCACAATCTGCTGCGGCATTACTAAACATTAAACAAGTACAAGATAAACTTACAACTAAACTATTGAATAACGAAGCCGTTACTCAAGATGATGTTTTTTCACTGGTAACTAGCGGTATGTCTACACCTGCTAACTCTGATGTATTCTTTAAATCACCATCTACTGTAGCAAATGCTATGGCTAAAGTTCCTGTAGAAGAAATGTCAGCTTTAGTAGAGCGTACAACTTATCAAGGTGAAAAGTTTGTGTATGGTGAAGATGGTTTTGGAAATCCAGCTAAAAAAGAATTTGATAGGTTTAAACTACAAGACCCCCCACCAAATAGTAAGGGTCGTACAGTTACGTTCATGGATGTAAATGGTACAAGTCAACTACGTGTACAAACAACTGTATTACCTAAAGATGGGGCTACAAAACAAGAGTTAGCACGGCTACAAGACTACACTAAAGCAGACATTAAACCTACTACTTTAAATAGTCAACTAGCTCAAGTTGATAGTGTGTTACGTATTCAGTCTCAAATTACAAAACAACCTATTGAAAAACTACGTAAACAATTTATTGATACGTTTAATAAAGAGGGACTGGTTAGTGTTAACTTTACGTCAGCATTTGCAAAGGAAGTGGCATCCCCTGCTCCAGCAGTTACTCCTGCTCCTGCGGCTACACCTAAACCAGCAGCTTCTAGTGGCAAATTAACTGTTGGTGAAGAAGTTAATGGGTTTGTGTACAAAGGTGGTGACCCTAACGTAGAATCAAATTGGAGTGCTAAATAATATGAAGCCTTGGGAAATGGTATGGGATGTACTTGCAGGTAAAGGTGAACAACCTGCTCCAGCAGCAGTACCTGCCCCACAAAAGCCTGATTATCTAGAACGACTTAAGATGGCTGAAAGTGGTGGTAGGGCAGATGTTAAAGCTGCTACTAGTAGCGCTACAGGTAGTCATCAGTTTATTGAAGGTACTTGGAAAGAGTTAACAACTAGGTATAAATTAGGTTACTCTTTAGATGATAGGAAAGACCCAGCTAAGTCTCGTGAAGTTGCTGAACTATATACTAACGAGAATAAAAAAGCTCTAATGAAAACATTAGGGAAAGAACCTACAGATACACAGCTATATGCTGCACATTTCTTGGGAACTACTGGTGCTAAGAAGTTCGTAGCTGCAAAGCCGTTTGAATTGGCTACTAAGGTTGTAGATAGAGATCAAGTTGCTGCGAACAAGTCTATCTTCTTTGATAAGGAAACTAATAAACCTCGTACTGTTGCAGAAGTGTACAAGGTGTTACAAAAGAAAATTGGGGAATAAGAAAAGGGGCATTGCGCCCCTTTCTTCATTTAACAAGCTGTGCTACTACGCTATCAATAACCTTACTAATACTTGGTTTAGCATTTGCCTTACGTTCCTCTTTAGCAATTAGATATTGAACATTGTGCATACACTTGTACAAGTCTTCTAGGGGCTTACCTTTATCCTTGTAGCGTAACAAGTATTTAAGGGCACTAGCTTCCCAACCATTCATGTCATAAGCTTCCCACACCTCCCACGGTTGGACAGCACGTTCTTTGTAATGGTTACCACCATACTGAATGTCCATGACTTCTTCATACTTCATTACGTTTTCCTTTTAGTAGTGCTGGAATCTTATTCTCTTTTTCTAATCGGTCAAGCTCTTTACCTAGCAAAGAGATTAAGCCTTCTTGTAGCAACAACTGTATCATACGGGGTTCAATGTTCTCCAGTATAACGTCTGCACTACCGTCTTCATTCTCTGAGATTACTCTAACGTCCATCTGGTTTCTCCATAAAACTGTTGCATAGTTGGTGCACCTTACCATCCTCTGTCCTAAACTGTAAAACAATCTCTACAGTTTTGTCTGTCTCATACACTTTAAGCCGCACATAGCGCCTTAATGCCTCCATCATACGGTAACTATCGTCATTGGTCATAACTACTCCTTAAAGATTTCTTAGCTTTGTACACTAGGTTCTTAGCATGTTTTGAACTACATTTTAACTCAATACCAATGTCATTGTAGCACATACCTTGAACATGTTTCATATACAATGCCTTCCGTTGTTTTTCTGGTAAATCCCCAATCATATCCAACAACTGATGGAACTCTTGCTTAGTATTTAAGATGGTTTCAGGAGTAACACTAGTTACCCCACCTACCTCTGTTTTTAAGCTCTCAAACGGCCTTCTAGAGGCCTTGTTGATGGCAATTGTACATAGCCAAGTATAGAACTGACTATCCCCACGAAACGTAGATAAGTACCTAAAGGCTGCTGCAAACGTATCTTGTGTTAAATCCTCTGCTAACGCATTGTCATTAACTTTCCTACGTAAGAAACTAAACACACGTTTCCAGTATTTAGTTGTTAGGGAAGAGTAGGCGCGTTGCTTCTGCTCCTCACTCCCCCCTAACGCTTCAGCTATTAGTAACTGGTCATCAGATTTCACAGACACCAGCGACACACGCTAGTTGTTGTGCACCTTCTACATTGTCTGTATATTCTAGAAAGGTACTCCAATCAATTTCTTTAGGCATACCTGTCTTCAATAGGTCGTATACATCCTCTGTAATCTCCTCATAGGGTGCTTGCTTATAACTGCCACCATCCCACGGTAGGAAACTGATACCACTAATCTCATCAAAGTGTTCCCACACCCATGCACCAACTGAAGGCCAATCAGCTTCCTTAACATACACAGTGACTGATGGCTTATGCTCACACCAATGTCGTTGGTAAGTTAGCCACAACTTAAGGTGAGTAAAACTATCCAATTCATCTCGTGTAATACATCCATCAGGAGACTTCATAGGGAAGCTAAAGATGGTTGTATCATGTGGCTTCATTACGTCCGCTTCTGAAGGTACGCCATGAGACTGTAGAAAGGCCGTGATAGGGTCTTTATTATCATTACGTACCCTGCGTATATAATAATCACTATGCCGAGCATGAATGCCGCTGGCACTATCAACAAGTTGAGACACAGTACCAGAAGGCTTAACACACGTAATAGCCGCCGATTGAGGGATACCCAACTCATCTGCAAATTCCTTATTAGTAACAACAGCCAACTCACGCAACTCATCTAATCGTGATGACAGACCCACATCATGGATGTTATTCAGCAACGAGCAATCCAAGATACCAGTAATTGACACACCTAACAAACGCTCTTCCTCTGTATTCTTCTGCCAGATTTTCCTTAGATATGGAAAGTCAGTAAGAGTAGATTGGAAAGTGCCAAGGATAGAGGCCAGTCTAACTTTTCTTTGTAAACTTGCTCCATCATCTTCTGCCCGTGCAACGACTTCAGTAAGGTTACAAAACTGATACGGACGTAGGATGATTTCAGAGCACGGATTAGTCCCAAATTCATAAGTGCTGTCTCGCCGTCCTCGTTTTTCAACTGTAGACTTAGCAGCGGCTCTTGAGAAAATGCCTCGTTCGCCAGAGTAGCTTTGATACAATGCCAACCACTCTGACATAAATTCCCCAACTGTGGGTCGTTCATTATAGCTTGCACTATTGTTTGCAAGTGCTCGTTGTCCCTCTCGCTCCCACCACTGTCCAGCTTTAGCATGTCGCATCCGATCATCTGATAGGTCACTGAGGCTAATCATCGCTGATCGACGTACCCCACCAACAACCACGACTTCGCCAATCTTGCACATAATGTCATGGCATTCCAAGCTGGTAAGTTTCCGACCCGCCGCACCTTTAAACTTATTAGTAACAAATTCAAAGAGTTCAGTGAGGGGTTTAGGGCCGCTAGCTCGACCACCAAATGTTTTAAGGCGTGCCCCTGACGGGCGGACTTTAGACACATCCCACTTTGGAATTTCCCCTGAATACAATAGGGCGATGAGTTGTCGTAGGCTTTTGGCCCAACCTGCCTTACTATCAGATACAGAGATAGTAGTGTCACTATTAAATAGTAGGACGGGTACTTCTGGTAGTTTTTGAACATATTTACTCTCAACTGAGAATCCAACACCTGTGCCACACAACAAAATGTACATGGCTTCATCAAAGGATTTAACATCATCCACTGGTAGGTAGGAACAGTTATACCCTGCTGTATTATCACGGTTTAGTGCCTCTCCTGCGGTCATCATAGCTCGCATAGATGGCATTACTTCGTGATTAAGAATTGCATCTTGTAGTTCAAAGAACAACTCTTCACTCATTACATACTTATGTTTAAGTACCAAGTGATTGTGCATAAACTTCATATACCGTTGCACTGTCTCAGGCCAATGCTCACGGCGGTTCTCATCCTCTAGGAATCGACTGTAGCGACTCTTAGCAATGAATGTTTCATAGATACCCATTTCGTGTTTACTCATCTTCCAATTCCTCTTCGTTATAAAATGCAATTTCAGCAATGCCTAAGTATAGACTAACATAAACACCTTCAGCAGCATTTATCTCTAGCCCTACTGCGAATCCAGTCATAAATCTAATTGCGATGGACATGTTACCTCTATGTTTTGTATTTCACACTCACGCATGTTACTAATAATGAGTTTAGCTTCATCAGATAGTAGCGGATAAAATAGGGGGCCATACTTACCACTACGTACAACATAATCAAATTCCTTAATTACATGGTGTAACCACGCCTCTTCATCGTTCACTTCATCGGTCATCACCACTCCCTTGTAATGTACCACGCTGTTGCCTACTGCGTAGTTTGTTAATGTTAGCCACTGCAACATCTTGCATATCCATATTGTGGTGTTCTGCTAATACGGCTACAAACCACAACACATCACCCAACTCCTTTTTTAGGCTGTCTCGGTTTACTAGGTTTCCGCTGTCCCTCACTGCTTTTGCGAACAGGGATGCTACTTCCCCTGCTTCCCCTACTAGCCCTAGGCTTAGGTACTGGTCGTTTAACGCTGTCGGCAGTGCTAGCCTTGCCGCCATCTCTTGATACTCTCGTAGATTCATTCTTCTCTTCCTTAGTCTTTACTTTATGGCATGTAGTACATAATACTTGTAGGTTACTCTTCTCACAGAACATACGATCAATGTACACATCCCAAGAAACAAAACCAGTAGTCGGGTTAACTACTGGCTCCATATGATCTACTTGAACATCCTTAGAGGTGTACTCATTGTTACAACAAGCACACCTATAATGCATTGCTAGTTTACCAGACTTTTTATTAATCTTTCTACCTAGCTCTGCTTCTTTAAGTGCTTTCCACTTAGGGGGCCACCGTCGCATTCCACCACGTAGCGTACTAGTAATGAAGCTGCGATAGCGGCCTTCTGTCCACTCACCGTCGTTCCTTAACTCACCCACGGAATTACTTTAGTCCAAGCAGCGAAATGTAACATGTTCCCGTTGCTATCATAACACTTACTGTACATTCCGTCCACACCCATGAACTTGAATACATCATCTGCTGAATACTCGTTACTGTCCACAGGTACACGTACATCATCTTGCGGTGCAAGTTTAAACATTGTTCCGCGATCCATTTCATATAGCGCCTTCATGTCTGCAATGTCAACTTCGTTAATCATCTTTACCCCACTTGCCGTTTGTTGCTGGCTTATACATAGTGTTTAGTGTTTCAAAACAACCATCATCAAACTTGTTTACCACTTGACTTGTACGCACAAGGTTTTCTCCTAGTTTGTAATGGTCTAGTGTCCACACATGTGCAATCTCATTTCCGGGATATGTACCTGTATCAAAGGTAGGCTCCCCTACATAATGCACAATTGGTTTACTTACTACTTTGTCCATAATTCCTCCATAGTTGGATAACACTTAAGTAACTGTTCCTTTACTAGTAATGCAACTTCCCTATGTTCTTTCTGTGTTGCACTAGCACACCGTACATCTAGATAGTGAATCCAGTTACGTAGTGTACCTTTCATGTACATCCTACTCATGGTTAACCCTTCAGGTAACACCTTACGAGCAACTTCTTTAGCAATCCCTGCATTTAATGCTGTCTTATAAATGCGAGTAGTCTGGTCAAGAAGATTTGCCTGTGCATTCTGCCACCAATCATCTAGCTGTTGATTAGAATTATCTAAGCTGTTCTGTCGATTCTTACTATCTTGTAACCGTGTCTCACACTGTTCCCATTCGTAAGCTTCAGCATAACGCTGTGAAAACTCTTGAAAGTAGAAGCTTCGGTGTCGTAGTATTTGACGGGCAATGTCTCGTGTAGTTTCAATCTCTACACACATGTCCACCATATCTAACGGCGACCAATGCTTGTTCTTTATAAGGTATGCAACTAGCTTCCCTGCTGTATCTTTATTGTCTTGGTTGTCAGGATTGGACACCCTTGCCATGTACGCTATCAAGTCCTCCCCTTGCGGGGTACTCCATATCAGTTTTACCTTGCTCATAATCGTGTAGCTCCTGTATCCAATCACGTTGCTTTACATTATTAATAACGTTGTTACGTTTACTCTTCCCAATCTTCTCCAGTTCCAAAGTCGGGCGGCTCGTCTTCTTCGGTGTCTTCGTCAGTAGTGTCATTTGTTTGAAAGAATTTATGGTAATTGGCAACTAATACATCTGGCAGTAACTGTACTATATCATCTACTGATAAACCTAATGCAATGGTTAGTTCAACAGGGTCATCAAAGTTTTCTTCAATGAATTGTTTTACTTGCCACAGCTTATCATTATAGTTCATCGTGTGCTACTCCATCTACCTTTCGTTTTGATTTTACTTTCTTACTGTCTTCAACAAAACCTGCTTTGATTGGAATGTAATTTTGTTCAAACACATCATGTACTTTAGTAAGTTCCTTAATAAGGAATTGCAACTTAGCCATCTGTGCGTCTAATCCCTTAGCATCGTAAACACTGAGGTCTACTCGCACTTTGTTACTATAATCAGTAATGTCTACATGTGCATCAATCCAGTGTTGCATGAACTCACATTGAGCAATGTAAATCTCAATTGCTTCTAAGCCATCTTTGTTTAGAAATTTACGTGTACTGTATTCAAGTTTCTTTTGCATATCGTTTCCCTAAGTATTCAATTGATAAAAACATCTCATCAAAGTGACCGTCATTAACTTCATTCAGCATCACTAAACCACGCCAATGTTTATTAGAAAGCTGATCCATGTAACTCTCGTCATGTAGGTAATAACTACCTGCGATTATGGAACAGATGGCTTGTCCGTCTGCTCTTTTACCGTAGGGGACGTGC